AGTGGTTAATCGGTGATATGAATTTCACTGTAATCCTTTATCGTATTGATAGAAGAAAGACAAAAACTGACGATGTTTATGGTGAGGTTTTGGAAAATGGAATTCAATTCCTTGCCCCTGTTGAATTAAAGGGATTGGTTCAAGTTATGGCGCCTGTAAGTAAATTTCTTGGAAACTCTAAAGTTGAACAGAAAGAACCTGGTAATATGAAGTTTAGTATATACCAAAAAACTCTCGATGAAATGGGTGTTGAAATCTTCTTGGGTGATTATTTTGGGTATTATGAATCTGAAGACCGAGTAAGATATTATGTAGTAAGCGATGACGGATATGTAAAGTCTGATAATAAACATACGTATGCTGGATACAAACCTTTTTATCGTACAGTAATTGCAACATATGTAAGTGAAAACGAATTTAGAGGAATATAATGAGATATATAATAACCGAATCACAATTAAATAAAATTATTGAAGCCGTTGTGGATGGTAAAGTAATTTGTGATAATTGTGGATGGTCTTGGGAATTATCTGACGGAGGAGATGACCCGTATATGTGTCATAAATGTGGACACGATAACTCTGAAAATTTAGAAGAAAAATAAAATGGCATTACCAAAACAAGTAAAACCTACATTACCTTTAGTTCCAAAGAAAACTTTATCCGCAAGAAGAGAACAACTTCTTGAGTTCATAAATAAAGATGGAACTTATTTACCTAAGTCAGTACTACATGCTGATTTGGATAGAGGTATGCTTGATTTTGTTAAGGAAGACCTACAGGTTGTAACCGCGGGGAAAATTATTCCTATGTTGGACATTATTATTACAACTCAAAACTGGACTCAATATACTGAAACCGCACTATTTACAAATCTTGACTTCAATCCTGAACCTCCATTCATTACCGTGGTTAGACAACCTGAGGTAAAGTTTGGAACAAATCCTGCACTACAATATACAATTCCAAACAGAAAACAATTTTATTACGCTTCTGTCCCAACTTGGAATGGTAATGAACAAGGAATGGACATATACACAATTCCACAGCCAGTTCCTGTAGATATTAACTATAGTGTTAAGATTATCTGTAATAGAATGAGGGAGTTGAACCAACTTAATAAAGTTATCATGCAGAAGTTTTCTTCAAGACAGGCTTATACTTTTATTAAAGGGCAATATGTTCCAATTATTCTTAATAATATTTCTGACGAATCTCAGACAACCTTAGACGCTAGAAAATATTTTGTTCAGAATTATGATTTCACTATGTTGGGGTATTTGATTGACGAAGAAGAATTCCAAGTCAAACCTGCCATTTCAAGGGTTGCTCAAATTATGGAATTGGATACTACAGTATTGAAAAGAAGAAGACCAAAGTTTCCTGAGAACCCTAATGATTTCTTATCTGATTTTTTATTTATCGTTGGAAATAGCACTTTGAGTGAAATAATAGATTTTCGTGCCAACATGACCTTGCTTGGAACAACTAATGTCGAAAGTTTTGATGTCTATATAAATGATGACTATTACGGTAGTGATGTCTCTGAAATTCAAATCACAACAAATGACATTTTGAGGATTGACGTTGTTAAAACCAACAACGCTTTAGAATCAACAATTAAGTTTGAATCTCAGTTGGTTTAATCCTCACCGTAGATATCTTTCTTTTCTTTACACTTCTCCATTATAAGATTTTCCAAAAACTTATAAATTTTTATCCCACGCTTTTCACAGTACTTTTTTAATATCTCGTGTGATTCGGGGGATATTTTGATATTCTTTATTTCTTTGGTTGTTTTCATGGGCAGAAAAAAGGTAGAATAAAATCATACTACTTACAAATAGATATTCAAAAGTCAAGTTTTTTCATATAGATATGAATATTTATCATTAAAATAAATTTGCTAACAATAATTTTGAACTATGTTTTTTCAATCAACACAAGTAAATCAAAAGGTATACGTATCACCTGGAGTATATACGTCTGAAACTGACTTATCATTTGTTGCTCAAAGTGTGGGTGTAACTACTTTAGGTTTAGTGGGAGAAACAATTAAAGGTCCCGCATTCGAACCTATCTTTATCACAAACTACGATGAGTTTCAAGCATTTTTTGGAGGTACTGAACCTACAAAATTTATAAACACACAAATCCCAAAATATGAAGCTGCGTATATTGCTAAATCATATTTACAACAATCTAACCAACTTTTTGTAACAAGAATTTTAGGTTTATCTGGCTATGACGCTGGACCATCTTGGAGTATTAAGGTGATTGCAAATGTTGACCCTCTTACAGTTGGACTTAGTCCTGCGACAGGAACAACATGGTCTGCAACTTTTTCAGGATCTTCATCTAGTAATACTGTAACATTCACGGGTGGAGCATTACCGCCACAAGTTCTTGCAAATTTGAATACACAATATAGACTATCGGATGGTAGTACATCGACTTTGTCGTTAGATTTTACAAGTAATTTAGATAACATTATGGATACACCTTCACTGTCAGCAAACACTGCTGTGGTTTATGGTGTTTTACCTGAAAGTGATTATTATGATTTAACTGCAACTTATTCTAATGTTATTAATGAATATGGTTGTGATACAGTGAACATTGCAACTAACGATTTGTCATCTGATGAAAACGACCCTTGGTATTACGCTAACTTCGATATTACATCAGGAAATGCTTATTCAGGATATTCGTTCTTCTATTATGTAAGTTCTTTAACTTCGGGAGCGTCTTCAACATTTACTGGTACTATAACTGGTAAAACTTACACATATTCAGGAACTGCGTATTCTGAGTATAACAACATGGTTGTGGCAACTTTACGTTCGAGAGGTATTTCTTTATTTACCAATAGTGCAACAAGTGACAATCACGGTCCAATATATGAAGTAAGTGGATTAACTGATTTAAATTTAGTTTGTACTGGACAATATTCAGGAGTGACACAATCACCATTTGAAACATTCTTGATTTCAGGTGTAACTAAAGACGGAGATAATTTCTCTTTCGAAACTTCAATGTCTGCATCATCTTCGAAATATATCACTAAGGTATTAGGTGTTGATAACTTCGGTAAATCAAGAAATGAAGTTCCTGTTTATGTTGAAGAAATTTATCCAAGTACTTTGACATACGCTTACAATCAGGGATATATTCGTGGATTAAATTGTGATTTGATTGCATTACCAGAGGCAAGAACTCAAAATCCACAATCAATCGCATACAACGTTACACAATATAAATCTCCAAGTACCCCATTCTTAGTATCTGAATTGAGAGGTAATAAAGTTTATAACTTATTCAAGTTTGTTTCAATTTCTGATGGTAACGCGGCAAACACTGAGGTAAAAGTTTCAATTACTAACCTATCTTTCAATAACATGACATTTGACGTGTTAGTTAGAAATTTCTTTGACACGGATGCTAATCCTGTTGTTATTGAGAAATTTACCAACTGTAATATGGACCCATTGTCTAACAACTTTGTTGCTAAGAAAATAGGTTCTACTGATGGAGAGTACGCTTTGATTTCACGATACATAATGATTGAATTGGCGGATGAGGCACCGGTTGATGCAATTCCTTGTGGTTTCTACGGATATACCCAAAGAGAATATTCTAGTGTAACAAATCCTTCACCAGTTCCAATTTTTAAAACAAAATACTATTTCCCTGGTGAAGTAATTTACAATCCTCCTTTCGGAGCACCAACTGATGTTGTTGAATCTTCAGGAGACATTGTGAGAAGAAGTTACTTAGGTTTCTCAAGTCAATTTGGTGTTGATGATTCATTCTTACAATATAAAGGAACACAGAACCCATTGAATTGGGTGGCATCTCCGCTACCTGTTGATGGTTCTGCTTGGAACTACCTAAGTAAAGGTTTCCACATGGACTCAGGTGCAACAGTTGTAACTATTGCGAATTCATTCTTGACAAGTGGTCAAACTGCATTCGAGTGTGGTGTTGCTAACTTTACTAGTGACCCTGAATCTCAGGAAAACCCTTACTACTTTATTTACGCAAGAAAATACACAGTATGTTTTGCAGGTGGATTTGATGGATGGGATATCTATAGAGAGTTTAGAACTAACCAAGATAGATTCCAAGTCGGTGCTACAGGTTACTTGGCAGGGGCATCCGCTTCAACAAGATATCCAAACGCAACTGGTGATGGTTTATTCAAAAGAATTGTAGTTCAAAACAATACTCAAGATTTTGCAAACACTGACTACTACGCGTACTTACTCGGTATCTTGACTTTCGCGAACCCTGAATCGACTAACATCAACGTATTTGCAACATCAAGTATTGATTATGTGAACAACTCTAACCTTGTAGAAGAAGCTATCGACATGGTACAATTTTCAAGAGCAGATTCAGTTTATATTGCAACTACTCCTGATTACAACATGTACACTCCTGATGCTACTAATCCTCAAGACATCATCTACTCTCAAGAGGCGGTTGATAATTTGGATAACACAGGAATTGACTCTAACTACACAGCAACTTACTATCCTTGGATTCTTACAAGAGATACTGTTAATAATACACAAATCTACTTACCTCCAACAGGTGAAGTTTGTAGAAACTTAGCATTGACAGATAACATCGCATTCCCTTGGTTCGCATCAGCGGGTTACACAAGAGGTCTTGTAAATTCAATTAAAGCTAGAGTTAAGTTGACCCAAGAAGACAGAGATACTCTTTATCAAGGTAGAATTAACCCTATCGCAACTTTCTCTGATGTGGGAACTGTAATTTGGGGTAACAAAACTTTACAAGTTGCTGACACAGCACTCAACAGATTAAATGTTAGAAGATTGTTATTACA